GTCTGCATTAGGTGTAGAAGCTGCACCAGTACCAACAGTATTAGTATACCCATTAGTACCTGCTGCAAGGTATGTACCAGCAGCAGCATCAAGCGCAGCACCATCAATGATGTCATCTCCACCAGCAAAGTCAATATTACAAGTACAACTTGCAGTAAAGGACTTCATGATTTCCGCACCAGCAGTCAGAACTACTGACTCCGAAGGGATTTCAAGCAGTTGGAAAATGTCACCGTTAGCAATAGTAGCACCTGCAGTAATCATAGCGTCAATATCTAGGATTGCTTCAATGGTGCGTACCACATTACCGACATTAGTTGGAACAGCAATAATATTTGCCCCAACACCAGCGGTATCAATAGAAGTCATGTCAAACGTAGCCATAATTTATATCTCCCTTATGCTGCGTTGTAACGGGCAGTAACGATTGCTTCAGGACGAAGAATCTTACGACCGTATAGATGCATACCACGAACAATGTCAGCAAAGCTGTCAGGGTCACGATATGTTTCGGTTTTGTTAATCTGCTCTGCAGTAGCAACAGACGAATCATGTCCTGCAACAATCACACCAAGGTTAGTGAGTTGGTTTGCAGTACCTGAAGTTCCCGGTCCAGTGCCAAGTGCTGGCAAGTTAGACGAGGAATATACACGGAAACCGTGGAAGTTGCTGACAGCAAGACCGTTACGCAGTCCACCTGACTCACCGAAATCTGCATTCATGAAGCGTGAATCTTCATCGGCAAGGATTTCCATGAATACTGGATCAACTACCAGCCAGCGACCTTGTGAGTCAACTTGCTGTTGGTCAAGCAAACGCTTCATACGAGCAATAATCATTGCAGGAGAAACGGTAGCAGTTGGCAACGAGGTTGCACCGGGCATACGTGCAGTCACAGGAATTGAGTGAGTGCCAGCAGAGGCAGTAGTGATATTGCCAAAGTCACCTTTATGCAGTTGCATAGAAGAAAGCAGTTCGTTGGCACCAGCAGAGCTTACGGCTTTACTGCCATTAACAGTTGTGTTAAGGGCATCACCTTTGCTGTGCAAAGAAGACTGCTTATAGCCAGCCATGTAAGCAAGAACTTCTTGGTCATGGTTGTCTGCCAAACGATAGGCAGCACGGCTAGTTGCAAGGTCCATGAAATTAACGTGGCTGTGCGCCTCTTCAATATCGTCCATCTTGAAAGCAAAGTAATTAGCTTTGTCAATGACCAAGTTGAAATCGTCATCCTGCAAGTCTTGCGCTGTGACATTCGTGCCACGTGCATACTCTGAAACAGAAATTTCTGGTTCCTTGATAATTTTTACGGTATCACCTTGTGAGGCAATCTCGCCAAAATAGTCAGAGTTAGTGATATCACCAACTACAGTACTCTTGCGGAAAGCAAGCTGTACTTTTTTTGAATAGATTACTGGGCTAAAATTACCATTTGGTAGATTCCCATAACCTGTTGCTGTTGTAAAAGCCATAATTAATCCTCCTATAAAGTGTAGGCTTTGTGAGCTAAACACAAAACATAAGAGGCTGTATTATTTCTAGGGTGCGGAAATCCGGGCCTATACTCAAACAGGTAAGTCTTATTCTTTTTTTGTTTAGTTTGATTGGGGTTAGTAGGGAAGGTAGACCAATGATGGTGGCTTCTTTTTACTATACCCCTAGTTATACTGACAAATCAAAGTTTGTCAATAGGTATTAACGTGCAGAACCTGATATATCGTAAATAAACTTACCAGATTGTATTGCTTTAGTAATTTCTTCTTCTCTTTTCTCAAATTCTGCTGCTGACATTTTCTTAACCTCAGATTCTTTGATAGAACCTTGAGACTCATCAGCATCAATATCTGCTTTAGAACTCTTAACTACAGTAGAGGCAGCAGCTTTAGTCTTAGCCTTCTTACCTTCTACAGTCATACCTTTGTCAGATTTATATAGGTCTATTACACGCACTACTGAACGAGCATCTTCTGCGTTCTCATAGAGAGCATCTTGTACCCACTTAGGTTGTTCCTCTACCCAGTCATGAAATGAGTCTGAGTCACGTAAGTCATCAAAGTCAGTATGAGCTTCACGGATTTGATTCTCTGCAGTCTTACGTGTTGCCTGTACGTTGATAGCATCTAATTCTTTTAGACGAGAATCTGCTTTGTCAAACATCTCCTGTGCTTTCTTAGCAGCAATAGTCTCAACTATACTGGCTACATCGGGGTGACTGTTTGCCCACTCAGCAATGTCTTCGTCTGACTTAGGGGGAACAATAGTCTCATTAGCCATACGATGTTCTAATGCTTCTAGCCTATCTTTGTATTCTTTTTCTTTTTCTGCCGCATGTCTACGTAGATCACCATAGCGTTTCTTAAAGGACTTCTCTTCTCGGTTAAGGTTTTCTGTTTCTTCTTCTTTGACCTCTGCAGGTGCGTCAGAAACTTCTTCCTTGGCGTCAACGGTCTCCTCCTTGGTGTTACCCATTAACTCTTCTAGTTCTTTTTCTTCTTCTTCAATACGCTTACGATTACGATTATTATGTTTAGGGTTTACAAACCCTGCAGTCTTTGGTGTTTCCATTGTAGTTAGTTCAGGCATTATATTTCCTTATGTTGGGGCCAGCCGTAGCTGGGTAGCCTTATCGTTGTGGTCGTGCAGCCAATCCTTGTGGTTTAGCTTGTGGTTGTTGTTGAGGCATTGTTGGAGCCATTGTACGTTTCTTTGGGGCGGGAGTAGAGGCAGCAGGAGCAGAAAAACTACCCAACACTCCTATAAAACCTTCTCCAAAGATTTTTGATATAATAACCTTTGCGGGTCCATCCATTAAAACTCTAATGGTATTTTTTTCTTCATCCGTAAGGGCTGCATAATTATTATATGCTGCGTCTATATCAACTTCCATTGTTTTTTCCTTTTAAAAGAATAATCTTTCCTACTGCATAACATAGAGGTTCTAACGCAAACCTATACATACGTCCTAGTGTATCTCTTTTTGAACCTTTACTCTGCTGATAAATATCTGAAGTCCTATGCCTTGCAATATTTTCTAAGCAAATACGTACAAGTTGATAGTCTTTTTTATAGCCTAATTTAATAAGAGGCAGAAATAGTGCATGGTAGCCAACTTGATGAGCTTTTGTAAGGTGTTTAGCAGAGTGAGTAAGCCATATTTTATTTCTAAAAGAACCAAATCCATATGACTCATTCATAGCAGTACAAACAATCTTGTCGCTGCCACTGTTTCTTCCACCACCACTACCTGCACTTCCCTCTCCTTCAGGGAGATCGTTCCATTCAGCTAATTTGTTTCTGTTAGCGGCACTGTCATAACTTCTTAATTGGCGTACATCTTCCCAATTTAATTCTGCTGCTTTTTTATCTATAGTATTTCCTTTGTCATCTCTAGCTTCTGACCTAGGAACCCCTTTAATGCCTAAGCTTTGTTCCAACTTACTTTGTGTTTGCGTATACTTAGGGTTATACTCTGGTAGTCCAGCAGATTGTAGATTTTGAGTTTCACTATCACCTTTTGTTGCAGTAGCTGTAGGAGATTCAAAATGAGCATTTACTCTGTCTTGCACTCGTTTACTGTTAGGTAGAATTTTATTAAGGAATTTATCTGCAAAATTTTGGCTAGATTCAAATTTTGAAACAAGGTCTTTTGCATCATCATACACGTCTCCTATTTCAGGATTTTCATATACAGTCCTACCTGCAGAATTTAGACTTTTTGCACCTGCTTGACGTTTTAATATTTCTTGACCCACTATAGTATCTTCATAATTTCCAGCTTCAGTTCCGCTTTTAAAAAGACCTGCTGCTGCTAAAGCATAACCTGAACCGGGAGCTATAGCATTTGCAGCTAAACCTAAACCAGCTTGAAAAACTTTTCCAAGACTAAAGCCAGTTTTTTTACTTCTATTGTATTCTCCCTTAGAAGTCTCATATATTTCTTGAGCAGTCATATCTTTTTTATAGATATCACCCTTAGTATTTGTAGTTGCAGCAGATGCACCTATTGGAGCATTATTTTTATTTACATCTACTGGACCTGAATTGCCTGATGCATTTGGATTACTTGTAGTTAGTCCCTGTAAAGATCGTTGAGGTTTTCCATTAACAAACATTACAGAAACAGGGTTACCCATTTTATCGTAGTATGTTTTTAGCTGTGAACCTGTATTAGCAGGAGCAGCAGGAGCAGCTACAGGAGGAGGGAGAATAGTAGTTGTTTTAGGAGCAATAGTAGGATCATACGGTTTATAATTAGGGTTTATACCGTAACCACCAAAACTTGATCCTACACCTGTAAACCCTCCCGGTGCATATCCGGGAATTAAACCCCCTATAGCCATACGCATACCGTCTTCATCTTCTATTTCTAATTCAGAAACATCAAAAGGCAAAGGCATTTCTGAAGTAGGTTCACCACCTATTCTACCATCTTCATCCATCTGTTGCAAGCCCTGTTTTGCTTTTGTACGAAGATTTTCAAAAAACTTTACTCCAAAGAAACGAACCACATCAGCAGGAACAACATACTCACCCTCACTAAGTTTAGCGTCAATGTCATCCCGTACTTCCTCTGGTAGAGAACCGGGAGGTACATCATTACCTGATACTGGGTCTACTGTTTCTGCTTCTCCACCTAGTGCAAAAGCTTTTTGTGTTTGTTCATC